GTAATCAATTGTTCCAACAGACTTTAAAACTATTCCTGCTTGTGTAGTCTCATCAACCTTTAAAAGGAAAATTATACCAGTCAAGAGGTCTGCATTTGGTGAATCTGAAAAATAAACAGTATCCGAGATTCCACTAATCTTAAATCCTGAGGTTTTTAGGTTAAATCCATCTGGATTTACGTTAAATCTGTTACCAAAACAGATCTCATACTCTGCAAATGAACTTAAAACTGGAGAAAGGTCTCTGCGAATTGAAATGTTTGTAATATTTGACGTAATTGCATCCGAACTATCATCAATAACCTTCGTAAATTTACTATATTTGAACTTTGCTCCATACTTATTGAGTTCAGACGAGTTTGAATATTGATCAATAGAGTCAGAAACTGTCGATTTTATAGCACTTGGATTAGATCCTAATGATGGATCGTAGAAGACAGTTGAATTAAACTCAACATAAACAAATTTTACATCAAGAATGGTGGGAACAATACCAGCAATTCTATACTTTTTAAGTTCATCTATCAAATTATCCTTGATTGATGTCGATAAAAACTGTCCATTAATGGGTTTAATGGATACATAAACTCTTCCATAGTTTGGCGGATCCAATTCTTCACCACCAAATACAGATACAGATTCTGCATCAGGGTAAATTGATGGAACCAATGTCTCATAATCTGCTGAAGTGACTGCTCTGTTCTGTGCGGAATACAGGCGAGTTGCAAATTTACGAACCGAATCTACGGATTCAATCTCCTGACCACCAGTTGCAGACGAATTTGCAGTTAATGCGGAGATATCTGATGTAACTAATGTGCCATTATTATCAAAAATTCTTCCTGCAAACGAGAATGATGAGATTCCATTTGCTTCTTCTCCGTTATTGACAAGGTAACTTGCAGAAATAACGTTCTCATTGTCTAATTTTTTGCCAAAAACTCCATCTCCGAATAATAATTCATATCTCTCATCGGAGATTTCTTGAATAAAGTAGACTTTTGAGTCTTTTGTGACGTTAAAGAGGTCACTTTTGAAATTATATTGACTAAATGACGTGTCTTGACTCGTTGGAAACACCTTTATGACAAGATTTGAAGTGTCAATGTTGGGATTTCCAAGAATAAACTTCTGATTTGGTATATTTGTGTCAACTGTAAACTTTTCTGTGACGTAATTTCCTTCAAATATCGTAATATTACTAAAAGTTGCAACTCCATTTATGATTGGAACGGTAATATCTGCCGGAATTGCAAATGCAAATGAACTATTTCCAAATCTTTGTGATGATGTTGCAACAATTCCTGCTTTAAGTGTTAAGGTAAGTAAAGATGTCTGTCCAACATTGACAGTAAACGTTACATTTGCCTTTGCTGAGGTTCTTGAACGAGGAGTATAACCTACATTTCTCGCAAGAGATACAATATTTTCTCTCAGTGTTGCAGAATCAATGAAAACTTCATTGCTGAGCAAGTTCGCATTGTATGATGAGATGTATGTATTATATGCAAGTACATCAAGAATCACAGAGAGATTTGAACCCTCAAAGTCATAATCAGTGAAATTTGAATTGGACTTAAGATAGTCTTTTATTGATATCCTGACTTGATCAAAATCTAAGTTGGCAAACTTAACTAGTGGCATTTATCTACCTGGTTTTAACTAAAGGAAATGAGAGTTCTTGTTGTGTTGGCTCAATTCCAACGATTGTATACTCTATAGTTGCATAAAATCCATTGAGTTCAGCGTCTGGTTGTACCGTAACATTCGTCAAATTAACTCTTGGTTCATAATTTTTAATTGTATTTTCAACATAAGATGCAACCTGTGCTGCCGAAATATTGTCAATTATGTCAAAAAGAGATTGAGAAAGGCCCGTTCCAAGGTCAGGTCTATAAAATCTTTCACCAGGATTAGTCAAAACCAAATTTTTAACTGCCTGAGCAATTGCCTTTTCATTTTTTAAAGCAATTAAGTCATTAGTCAGTGGATTATCTTGAAAGGACATACTAATATCCTTAAATCCCACTGATTTTAAAGTTTGAACCTCGACGGGCATTGATAAAACACTACATTTTAATGATATTTATTACAGTAAAAACTAACTTTTTCACTCAGAAAGTGTTTCTTGATTATTTTCGTCATTATTTTCTTGTTTTTCTCTTAAATTATCTCCCACAACCTCACGAAGTTCATTTTTATTAGTTTTTCCACTCCAATAATCGGTAATTAAGTTCGTTGTTCCCCACATTTGATACATATACTCCTTATTTCTATCTGGATTTGGTTGAATTGCCATGAGATTTCTCCTTTGAGAGTTAATTTTGCTTTTCTTCTGGCGTTTCCCAGAAATATTCGTCAGTATCACCAAGTCTACCCCATCGAATTCCGTTTTCAACTTGATAATATTTGGTCGAAACCTTGAAATCTGGAGTTTTTGGTTCTTCAGGAGTAATTGAGAGATCATAAATTCTCATTCGATTGTTTGGATACAAGGCAAATTGCCCATTTTCCAACTCAATGCAATTATGAGACTTATGTTCCTCGGGAACTTCACTCACATTGCAATCAATAATGTCAATATCAGGATGAAAATTATCCAAAGTGAACAAATATTCACCTTTCACGTTATTATAGTTACGTGTTCGCAACTCAAAATCCATTGAACCGATAAATTGTTTCTCAATACAACGTATTCCATACCCCATACAATTCCAAAATTGTAGATTTGGTAAATCCATATCCAAAGTAGGAGTTTCGGGTCTACTTAGAAACGCGCTAATGGGCAGTTTATCATAAAGCGCACCGTACTTTGGAAGATAAGTCTCAAAATAAAATGCACGTCCAGGAATTGATTTTGCAGTAATCCAAATACCTTCCTCAAATTCTCCATGTCCGTCTTGATGATCTCGAAGATACTCCTTACGGACATACACCTTCTGAGGTGGTAAGTTCACAACTAACTGACTCATAGAATTCCTTCATGCAACTTATCTATACAAAAAAGACCCCCTAGATCTAGGAGGTCTTGAATGAATTATTTACCTTGTCCTCGATATGCCTTCTTCGCACCGTTGCGACTGGTTGCGGCATACTTCGTGTGCTTCCCCTGTCCCTGTCGAGTGTTCTTGGGATGTGATTCGATCATTGCCGAACGCATCAAAGATTTTTTAATTTTTGCCATTTAAGTTTCCTCCAATTCAATTTCAGCAGCATCAATCTTACCATTATAAACTTCTTCTGACATTTCGTCAAGGATCTCAGCACATTCTTCATGAGTGAGATCCCGATAAATGACTCTACCTTTGTAAAGAATATTAATCATCAAATAATACGAGTCTTCTCATGACCAACACGAATTCTTGGATCACACCAAGTCTCCATACCAAGTTCTTTTGCATCGAGACAGAATGAGACATCCTCTCCACACATATCCTGAACGTTACCAGATTCAAACTGTTGCATCTTTGGAGCAAACCAGGGATACTCCATACGCTCAAAGACTCCATGACGAATCATCACCCATCCAAAACCAGTATAATCAACTGTAAATGGTTTCTTACGCTTTGAAATACTCTCAACAGTTTCGTGATTCATCACTCCACCATTCTTACGGAACTCTTCCTCTTCCAACCAATGTGCAACAGATGTTGTGCGACCATCCTCAGTTGCATACCATCCCGCAACAATCTCTCGCTCCTCACCCTCTGCAGGAACTGCAAGATCACAAAGTTGCCAGAACTTTTCAGTACTGAATACAATGTCACTATCAATCCAAAGTTGATAATCATATTCAAGTTTGCCGTCCCATGGAATTTGATTCGGTCCACGAAGAACATTGGCACCAAGAACCTTACAGCGTGCAAAGTTCACCATGGATGAATAGTCCTGTGAAATCTGAATACTCATCTGATTCTGAACCATGTCAAAACAAAGTTGAACAAAGTTCTTCAAATACGTATATGATACTCCACGCCCTGGAAGACAAAAGACAATCTTCTTGCCTCTCATTCTTTCTTTGATTGCCGGAATATCCCACTCTGGCCCCTTATCATTTGTCGGCGGCTTTGCTTTTACTGTAAATCCTTTTGCCATTAATAATTACCTTTTGTTCAGTTCAAGTATACAAGAAATAAAATGATTTGTCAATCTATATTATCGTTGTGAGTAGTATTCAATCTTAAAGTCATCTGCAACATACTCGGTGTGAATGCCACTGATTGCTATCATACCCTGAATGGTTAACAGACTTTTCTCTGCATCTTCTTTCGTATTCAGATCTTCGCAGAATACTACTTTCGTGTTTTTTGCAATAATGCGGTACATACGTCTCCCTTTCGTTCGACTTGTACTTATTTAGAGGAGCACTCCAATCAGTCTGACTGCAATCCACCCCGCAAGTATACACATCGGATATCGCATTATCGGATTCCAAAAGATCTGCCGAGGGTATCTGACCAACCATCCAGCAAACACAACTTTCCAAAAAGACCAATAAGGGGGATTTTTTCTACGGGAATTTTTTTTCATCTCGGGGTTTTCGGAGGGTCTTTTATACTGGGGGAATTTTTTTTCTTCGTGTTATCTCTCAAGCGTTTTGGGTTCGTTGTAGGTTAGGGTAGTTTGCGTTTTTTATAACGGGCACCGCCGCGCCGCGTTAACACATAAGGGCATAAAAACACTGCTGATTAACACGAATGGACCACGAATGCAACCCATTCGTGACCCCCCCATTCGTGCTTAAGTGTCAACCTCCGAACATATCATCAAACAATTGTTGTGCATCACGAGCACATTCTTCACGCATTTCTTTCATACGTTGCTCCTCAAGTTCCATGCGTTGTTTTGCTTCGAATGGTGTCAGTTGGTTGAGCATTAGAATCCTGTTGTTGTGTCCTTTAGTGAGCATGATGTGAATTAAGAAACGAATGGGTTAGTGTCAGAAACTCACTGACCGTTAGTGTAACTACCGAGCAAATGATCACCCTGACGAACTTCGGCATAACCAAATTCTTCAGAGAGATCTAAACACAAACCCCATGCATCATCAAGATCAACAAAG